CGATGTTACCTAAATGTATGGGAGTTGAAGTCCAGTAACTTGAATTTGCAGGGGCTGACGCATTTCCACCTGCATTAACCCAAAAATTGCCGTTAAAAACTAATACTTGTCCATTGGCAACATTCGCTTCAATGTCTAGATTGCCTATAGCACCATCTATCTGACTGAATGATATTTCACTATAAGCTGTTAGAACTTCTACGTTCTCAGTTATACCTAAAGTCTTACCTATGAATAAGAGTTTTTGATCGCTAGCAAAACCAAATTCCGCCTCGTCAAGTTGGGGCAGATCGACTAGATCTCCTGAACGCTGTTGAATCTTAGAAATTTGTATAATAGACATAGTTGTACAGTTACCAAGTAGTACAACTATTTATGCTATTAAATCATATGAACTGCTTATAGTATTGTTCTAACCTAGCGTACCATAACTCAGTATAGTTATCAAATTCAACACCTTCTATGATAAATTCTTGATATTGATTATCGGCTGAACACATGAAAACAACACCTTTGCGTATCTTTGTGCCCCATACTTCATTATGCGCTAATGCATATGCTGCTAATTGTAAGAAATAATCATCTATCCATTCACGTTTTTTTGGCTTGTTCGTCTGCTTATGGTCCATGATAGCATCACTATTATCATGTACTCCTACAAGGTCGGTAGTGCCCGCATAAGTTTCAGGAAAATAAAGACTGACTTCTGTGCCCCAGAACTCCTTACAATTACTCAAGCCCTTCTCAATTATAGTCTTAGCCATAGTATGACTTTGTATGCTATAAGGATTAGTGCCGGGCTGACCTATATCTCCGGTCTTTACATGATTCTCAAGCCATTTATGCATGCGGGTACCTCTACCTGCTGCTTCAGTTGTGATCTGCTTAGCCTTCTCCTCACCTACTCTTTTACGCCACTCTTGTAATGCTTTTTTCTTTTCTTCTGGTTTTGTGGCATCAAGTATGGTAGTGACGCTAGGAACAGCATGACCATCAGGAGTCAAGTATTTTCTTGACCCATTAATCGTTTCTCTTTTTAGTTCCTTATAAGGAAACTTATTTGGCAAGTATATCAAACTGTGAAACTCTCACCGCAACCACATCTTGCTGATTCATTAGGATTTACAAAGTCAAACTTTTCATTTAATCCTTGCTTGACATAATCAACAGTCATGCCATCTAAAAAAGGGTATGCTTCTTTAGTTACCCATATATATAAATTGTCATGGATAGATAGCATATCTTCGCTTTTCCATTCGTCTGCAAATTCTATTTTATAGGAATAACCATTACAACCAGTCTTAGTTATACCCAGCCTAATACCTAGACCGCTACCTCTTTGTTTGATTTGCTCAAGAAATCTATTCTTGGCAGTATCGGTAAGTGTAATCATATATGTAATTATACATTACTTTGTTGCAAAAACTCAACAGAAATGGTTACATGAACCTAAACTTTAAGCCTTTATTCATCAAGCCTAAAATTATTTCATAGCATTTTGTGCCATCTTATCGACTATTTCTTGACTTTGTTCCGGGGGCGGTGGTGGCTCTGTTTTCTGTGTTGGTGTCAGACCTTTAAATACTACCTCGTCACCCTGTATATTGCTTATGACTCTGTTGAGAGGCTTCTTTTGTATCATAGCATAAAGATCATCGTTGCTTAGTATCAACTGTCCATTAGAAACTTTTCTGAAATAATCCTTGAGTTGCTGGACGGTTATATTCTTTGTGATCTTTTTATTATCCAAACCTGATTTCAGTTGATCGGTCGCTGCGACCAATCTAATCAGTTGTGGATCGGTTACTAATTCAAAGAGGCGCATCAATTACCTCTTTTCTCTGCCTACTCCGCCCTCTGGTCCTGCTTCTGGTTCTTCTGGCATCTCAGGAGCGACTTCTGCACCCATCTCTGCTCCCATTACTTCCTCGCCACCACCTGCTGCAGGTGCAGCAGCGATATCTGTGACAGCCATTTCTTCACCACCTGACGGAGCACCTAACGCTGACATATCACCCTGACCTGTCATACTGTCCATGGCTCCCTGCAATGATTGCTTGCTTTGGCTTAAAGTTTGATTTAGTGTAGCTAGTGATTGGCTGGCTGCTTGGTTAAATGCAGCCGCTTCGTTCACGCCGATCTCGCTTTGAATGCTATCAGTCAATGCAGGAAGTTCCTTAACAAGCATGTCATTAACTTCTTCGATCATTTTCTGCAAATTATTAATCATATCCTGCGCTGCGAGAATTACTTGTGACTTTTCAACTTCTTGATTCTCAATAACGATCTTGGCTTCTTTAGTAGATTTATAGTGTTCAGTCAATGCCTGTGACATGAAAACAAGTTTCATAAATGCAGGCTGTGACTGATTCTTATAGAAATCAGGTCTTGCCTTTGCTTCCTTCATAAGTCCATATACTTTTTCAAGCATATACTTTGACTGTGCGCGGCTTAGCTTACTTACATCAAAGCCTACATCAAAGTTCTCTTTTAGTGCTTTTTGAGCAACTTGTTTTTTATCAAAATCGTTAAGTTTCATGGTCTGAATTCCATTGTTAATAGAAGTATTTATCAGAATACACTTACTTTGCTTCCTGGTATTCTTTATACTTGCTTGTTTGTAGATACTTGGAGAAGGACAAATAAGTCTCTAGTTCTTGTATGAACTTGCGCTTCCTAGTCTTTTCTTCCATAAGTTTAGCTACATATATCAATTTATCAGGAAATGTTGATTTTTTAACCATTTTTTCATGTTGTGCTATATGCACATTTAAGGCCCCGATATATCTATCAAGTTCATAAAGTCTCTTATTTTCTTTATTTTTATTATTCTTATCGAACACGCAATATGTTACTGCGTATTTGAGGCTGGAAAAATCAATTGGATTTGTAAAAGGGTCATTTATTACTGATACAAAGTATAGTTCATTTTTCTTATCAATATGATAGGTGCCAAAAATGTTATAACTACCATCATCTTCTTGTACGATGAATAGTTCTTTAATATCCTTAATAAAACTCTGTTTATTCATATCAATATTTAGTAAAATAAATGTTCCTTGATACAGAAGTTATATCAAGCTTATAGCCAGCGTTGATATATTGAGTGTCACATCGTATCATGGGCACACCCTGACAATCTTTAAAAAGGGCGCCCAGTTCTGATATGCCGTCTTCAAATACCCCTGCATATTGTATCTCAAAATCAAATGACCATATAGGTACATTTTTATCTTTAAATGCATATCCAAAATACTCAATTGAGTTTAAATCGACAAAATTACATACGGGATCCCTCGCGACATCGGGCTGCGCTCTTAACGATATAATTTGCAATATAGTATCAAAATTACACTGTGTGTTGCGTTTTTTAAACCATTCGTCATTATCAGTAACATCATTGCTAGGTCTAGCGCGGTTCAATACCCCTGTCTTAGTGATATCAAACAATGTATAACAAGCAATTCTATGAGACATGCCGTATTTACAGCAATAAAAAAGCCCGGGAATTTAAGTTCCCGGGCCCTATGTCGCTAGACTTTAACTAATTATTAGTTAGTGAAAGTTGCTGTGGCTGCTACTGTTACTGCTGCTGGTGCGACTGCATCTACTGCTGTTTTTAGAGTAGCTGCTGTATATGCTCCAGTTGGGTACAATGCTAGTGCAATTGTATCGGCAGCTGCGTCAGTATATTCGTAAATCATAATCGTTGAAAGCTGTTGAACAGTTTGCAAGATTGTGTTTACTTCTGTGCCAGTCAATGCGGCTGCTGCTGTGATTGTGAAGAAATCAAGCTTTGGGCCCTGTGGCTGTACAGTTAGTCCTGAACTGACTGCGTTTACGCCTGTGTTTGTATAGTCTGGTTGATCTAAGTGAAATACTGGCTTAAGATCACCATTGACTCTTGTAAATTGTGCCATTTTAAAATCTCCTAATGTTGTGAACCATATAGGCTCATACTATTATTTATGCCAATGGTGAAAAATCATGGTTAGATTAGCGTTGGCCAGCAAGATTTTGTGCTGAAAAGCCCATACGGTCTACGAATTTAAGACCCTGACTGACGAATCCTTCTTGGCTCTGCTTGCCGCTTTGTAGATATCCTTTGACTGGACTCTGCTCTGCTGCTGTCGCTAGTTGATTTACTACACTTTGTTTAAGAGCATAAACTGCTGCCCATATAGCAAATAATCCTGCTATGCCTTCTTTGTTAGCATTCAAGTGAGTAATTAACTTTTGCTTCATGTTAGGAGTCATAGGTCTAGTTTCAAAATAGTCCATGAACTTTTCGCTTAAATTATTTACATCTCCTGCCACGATTTGTTTGTTGATGAAGGTAGTGAATAATTGATTAAATGTATTTCTTGCTTGCGGTGCTGTACTCAATAATTTTTCTGCTGCAGGACCATTTTTACTTATAGCAGATTTGACATTATTTACCAGTGTCTTATCTAAAGTTACTGTAGGTGTAGTAGGCATCGCGCTAGGGACTACAGCAACATCACTATTATTTTTTAATTGTCCTATGGAGCCGTTCAATGGACTAGCATCATCAGTAGTAGTTGCATCTGGGTCGAGATATTGATGAACTGCTATACCTGCTTTTTTGCCAGTAAGCAATTTCCCGATCTGACTATCAACATCTACAGTATACTGTATACCGTTAGGGTTTGCTTTGAACTTATATAGGCCATTTTCATCTTTTAGTGTATTGCCAAACAACAAATCGCCCCAATAGTAACCCTGCGTGCCTTTGCTAGCTTGCTCAAGACCTGGCCATATATCTTTAATTATGTTATTAAGTTGTCCGCGATCTACACCTCTTGCTTGATCATATTGCATGAATTGCTCGGGGCTATGAATATTTCTGCCAGCACCACCTGCTTTATTGAACATATGCTTATCCATGATAGCAAACTTGCCGTCTGGTCCATGTCCGAATACCAATGCAGGATAACCGTCCCATTTAATAGTAATTGTTTTAGGATTTTTGGCTGTATCGGTTATTGCCTGTAATGCGCGGTTAGCGCCTGCAGGACCATCAAGAATTATCAGGTCTTCAGGATGATCTAAGTGGCCCTTAGCCTCTTGCAACCTAGTTATATCAGCCTGTAGTCTGGTTAGTGATTCTCTCAGATTTTGAAAGAATTCAGCTTCGTTTTTAAATTTCATATTATACAGGGGCTTTTTTATCTTGCGTCTTGCCCATGTCAGACTGTGCGAATGCTATCATAGCAATATTCGTTAAGTCTTGCTTTATACCACCTGATTTATAACTCTTGCCCATGTTATCAAGTATCTTTTGTATCTGCGGCATCGCTGTGTCTAATTTGATACCCCTCAAGAAATTGCCCATGAATGTATCCTTGAACCACTTGCCAAGATCAGGCTTACCTGATCCTGCAGGCGCTGCTGCTGGTGCTGCCTGCGCTCCTGCTGCTGGCTGTGCTGGTGCGGCGGCTGCTGCTGGATTAGTTCCCGGTGGCACTTGTAAATTATCCGGACCTTGCGGTGCCGCGGCCGGTTTCTTACCGAAAAATCCTTTTACTTTATCAACTATACCCTCGTTAGTGCTATTCTCTAATAATGTTTTAAACTTTGTGATCACTATGCTAGGATGATGTCCTGATTCACGAACCTGTTGTCTAAACTTTTCTTCTGTAATTAACTTGACAAGTAGTGCAAATATTCTTTCTTCTTGTATAGACTTCATCTTTACACCTTTAGCGTGTTGACCCATGAATTGTCTGTGTAAGTCTTTCACATCATAACCAGCATTGTTTGCTTTTAGGATCCTTTCCCCTACTCTTAATAGATAATCTTTATTCAAACTTACTTTTGAAAGATCGGCTGCTATCTCTTTAGCCATCTTGCTCTCAGGAGGAAGGGGCTTAGTTCCTGCAGGCTGTAACTGTCTCATGGCACTTACGATCTTATCAACATTTTGATCGATCTCAGGCTTAGCAACTCCTTGCTTTTGACCTGTGGCAACTGCTTGATTACCAGGGCTTTGGCCCTTCTTTGCTGAAGCCGCGGCTGCCGCTGCTGTACCGGGAGCGGGCTGTGCTGCACCGGCTTTACCACCGGGCTGTCCAGCTGCTCCTGGTGCGGCACTTGGACCGCCGGGCTGTGCAGTTGCTCCTGGTTGTGGTGCGCCTCCGGCGTCTGGATTCGGGGGTTGTGCTGCTCCACCCACAGCATTTATATCTACTATACCCTGTTCAACAGCGGTCTTGATGCTGTTAAGTCCTCTAGTGACAAACTTATTAACGAATATGTCCTGCGTCAATTGGTCTTCGCGGCTTAATCCTGATTTCTTAGCCCTAGAAATCGCGCCAGCAACTCCTGCTGTATCAGGGGCGCTGCCGCCAAACGGGTTGCGGCCTAACAAGTTTTGAAACATATTCAGTTCATTAATTTTCATGATTTTTCCTCAATGTTCTGGAAAAACGATGAGTATCTTTAGATTTAATCGCCCCTAGCAATTTACGCTCAAGTATTTCAGCCTTTTCGGCACTGTAATTACGATTGATAAGTTCTATGAGGTTTATAGCACTGGTAATAACATTATGGGCTCGGCTTTCAATAACATGCCCTATGTCACGATTATTTCCAATGGCTTCTAGCTCTTGTAAAAGGGTTTTAGTACGCTTTTCCATAACTATATTTATCTGGAAGCGGATGTTTTATTTCTTTAATGAAGCCAGTATACTTTTCAGTTTTGCGCTCTGTATATCGGCTACAACATGCTTGTTTTGAGGCTCGACTTCAATTACGTTTGTATCAACTTTTACGGGTATCGGGCCTATCTGACTAGTGGCTTTGACCTGACTTAATAATTGATTTCCTGTTGGTTGAGGCTTATAACTAGTATCTTGACCCTCGTCTGTGATACGCAACGTATCTACATCGAATTTAAGTTCGATCTTTTGTCCTACACCCGAACTACTACGTGTTTTCATCAACTGTATCTGATATAATCCACGCTCACGCATACTTCGACTTGTAAATATACCAAACACATTATCCGCAGTATTGATCTTACTGATACCACCTGCTATATGACTATGATCAAATTCGATTTCTTCAACTGCACTACGATTTAACTGACTAGCCGTTACAAACA